AATACAAGATGGTGCTATTGTACCTATTACAGATAATGATATAGACTTAGGAACTTCCTCTCTTGAGTTTAAAGATTTATATGTAGATGGTACAGCTTATGTTGATGCTATTAATTATAATGGTACAGCTATAAGTGCTACAGCGGCAGAACTTAATATACTTGATGGTGTAACTTCTACAGCAACAGAATTAAATATAATTGATGGTGATACAACAGCTACTTCAACAACAGTTGCTGATGCTGATAGAGTTGTACTAAATGATGGTGGTACAATGAAACAAGTTGCAGTTACAGATTTATCTGCATACTTTGATGATGAGATTACAGCAATGCCTAATCTTACATCAGTTGGAACACTTACAACTTTAACAGTTGATAATATAATTATTAATGGAACTAATATAGGTCATACATCTGATACAGATGCTTTAGCTATTGATTCAAGTGGTAATGTAACAGCATCACAAAATTTAACTGTAACTGGAGATCTTACAGTATCTGGTGATGATATTACTATGGGTACTAATACTGCAGGTAATTTATTAATTGCAGATGGTACAAATTTTAATTCTGTAACAGTAGGATCATTATCAGAAATATCTACAGTTGCTAGTGATGATGTATTTTTAGCAGTTGATACTTCAGGTGGTGGTCTTAAAAAAATTCAAAGATCAGCAATAGTTGCAGGTCTTGCTACATCAGGTGCAATATCAAATGTAGTTGAAGATACCACTCCTCAACTAGGTGGTGATTTAGATGTTAATAGTAATGATTTAGTATCAACATCAAATGGTAATATCGCATTAACACCTAATGGAACTGGTGTTGTTAGAATTGATGGTAATGTAGATATTCAAACTGGACTTATTGATTTAAAAAATGGTGGGACAGTTTCTAAAATTAAATTTTATTGTGAGTCAAGTAATGCTCATGCTCAAACTTTACAATCAGCTCCACACTCAGCTGCTAGTAGTGCTGTATTAGTTTTACCAACAGCTTCAGGAACTTTAATAGGTACAGGAGATACAGGAACTTTACCTTTAGCTTCAATAGATATTGATGGTGGAACTGATATTGGAGAAGCAATTGTAGATGCTGATTTATTTATAGTTGATAATGGTGCTGGTGGAACTAACAGAAAAGTTACAGCATCAAGACTAAAAACTTATGCACAAACTGGTGTATCTTCAGCAGCAGATGATATTACAGCAGGAGATGCGGCTGTAACAATTGCAACAACTTCTGGAAATATTACTGTTGATGCACAAGCTGGTGATGCTGATATTATATTTAAAGGTACAGATAGTAGTTCAGATATTACTGCATTAACATTAGATATGTCAGATGCAGGTACAGCTATATTTAATCATGATATTAAAATAGCAGATGATGGACAAGTAGGTTCTGCTTCAGCTGCAGATGCTATGATAATTTCATCTGGTGGTATTGTAACATTTAAAGATGATATTTTAATTAAAGATGGTGGAACAATTGGTTCTGCTTCAGATGCTGATTCAATAACTATAGCATCAGATGGTGTAGTAACATTTTCACAAACACCAGTTTTATCTGGTGCAAGTATAAGTGCAGGGACAGCTCCTTTAACAGCATTAGACATAGATGGTGGAACTGATATCGGTGCTGATTTAGCAGATGCAGATCTATTTATAGTAGATGATGCTGCTGGTGGAACTAATAGAAAAATGGCAGCATCTAGAATTGCAACATATGTTGGTGCATCAGCTGGTGCATTTTCTATAGCTAATTTAGATATAGATGGTGGAACAGATATTGGTGAAGATTTAGTTGATGCTGACTTATTTATAGTAGATAACGGAGCTGGAGGAACTAATAGAAAAGTTGCAGCTTCTAGAATTAAAACTTATATTGGTGGTGGTACACAATGGCAAGCAGTTAAGACAGCAAACTATACAGCTTCAGCTGGTCAAGGTGTATTTGCAAATACAACAAGTTCAGCATTTACAGTTACACTACCTGCATCCCCTTCAATTGGAGATTCAGTTTCTATAATTGATTATGCAGGTACATTTGATAGTAATAATTTAACTGTAGCTAGAAACGGATCAAAAATACAAGGTGCAACTGAAGATTTAACTGTTGCAACAGAAAGAGCAGCATTTACTTTAGTATTTACAGATAGTACTCAAGGTTGGCTATTACAAAATAATTAATATAATAAATGGCAAATTACAAAACTAATCATGGCTTTGTTATTAAACATCGTTCTAGTGATCCAGATAATCCTCAAGAAGGAGAAATTTGGTATAACACTACAACTCAAAAACTTAGAGTAGCTCCTTTATTAGCTGGCTCGTGGGCAAGCGGTGGAAACTTAAATCAAGCACGAAGATATGGTGGAGGAACTGGAACACAGACAGCTGGCTTAGCTATTGGAGGTTATCAACCAGGTCAACCTAATTCAGGTAATTTATCACAAACAGAAGAATATGATGGTAGTTCATGGACAGAGTCTGGTGATTTATCAACTGGTAGATATAATGCAAGTGGTATTGGAACACAAACAGCTGCTTTAGCGGCTGGAGGTCATCCACCTTATTATAATAACACTGAAGAATACGATGGAACATCATGGACTGCAGGAGGAGATTTAAACACTGGAAGAATAGGTCATAATGGTAATTTTGGAAGTCAAACTGCAGGACTAATGGCTGGAGGTTTTGTATCTCCAGGTGAAACTGGAACAGATGTAGTAGAATCTTACAATGGAACTTCTTGGTCAGAAGTAGGAGATTTAAATACAGCTAGAGGATATGCTGGAGGATCTAATCAATCTCCATACACTGATGGTGTAATTTTTGGAGGAGGTACATCACCACTTTCTGGTAATCTAAAAAATGAAACAGAAACATGGGACGGAACTAGTTGGTCAGAAACTGCTAATTTAAATTCAGGTAGATGGTCTCTTGGAGGTGGTGGAACTAGTTCAACAGCAGCTATAGGTTTTGGTGGAGCTCCATTTACTGGAAAAACAGAAGAATGGAATGGAACTTCATGGACAGAATCAGCTGATTTAGCAGCAGGAAGAAATTATTTATCAGGATGTGGAACAACAAGTTTAGGTTTAGCTTTTGCAGGTGAACCTGGTCCTGGAGCAAGTCCCACAACATCAACAGAAGAATGGACTAAAGCAGTAGGAGCAAGAACAATAGACGTATCATAATGGCAAATTATAGAGCAACATTTGGAAAAAAAATTAAATTTCTTACATCAGATTTAAGTATGAGCACTGCAACAGAAGGAGAAATTTTTTATAATAGTACAGCAAAAGATTTTAAAGTTGGAGTAAGTCTTACGGCATGGTCATCTGGTCCTACAATGAATAAAGCAAGATCAAGTATAATGGGTGCTAGTGCAGCACCTGCTACTGCAGCAATTGGTTTTGGTGGATATGCTCCACCTGTAGGTCCAAATGCATCAGGAGGAAGAGCACAAACAGAAGAGTATGATGGATCTAGTTGGAGTGAAGTAGGAGATTTAAATACAAAAAAATTTAGTGGAGCTGGTTTTGGAACGCAAACTGCAGCAATAAAAACAGGAGGTGTTGATGGACCTTATCCAGCAACAAGATCTGTTAATAGAACAGAAAGTTGGGATGGAAGTAGTTGGACTGAAGTTGGTGATTTAAATACAGCAAGAGGTCAGTTTCCAGGAGTAGGAATAGCAACAGCAGGATTAGTTATTGGTGGTTTAACTTTTCCTTCTCGTGTAGCAAATGTTGAAGAATGGAATGGTACAGCTTGGTCTGAAGAAACAGATTTAAATGAAGGTAGGCAAGAAATTATGGGATTAGGAGTTTATAATGCTGCTTTAGCTGTATGTGGAGAACCAGGTACTGGTACTCGTGTAGCAAAAGTTGAACAATGGGATGGAAGCAGCTGGAGTGAAGTTGGAGATGTTAATACAATAAGAACTGACGCATATCATCAATTTGGATCAGTAACTGCAGGTTTAATAGCTGGAGGTCAAAATCCACCTAATAGCCCTAGCACACTTACTAATAATGAAACTTGGGATGGATCTAGTTGGACAAACTCACCTGTTTCTTTAGGAATAGCTAGAGAAAGACATGGTGGAAGTGGAAGTACAACAGCTGCTATAGTATTTGCTGGTAGAACACCATCTGCTCCTCAAGCGGGTGACACAGAAGAATTAGCAGATGCAGTAACTTTAAAAACTATAACCGATAGTTGATTTGTAATAATATTAATATATAAACTATAAAGGAGGATTAATATGGCACTATTTATATATGGCACAGCTACTAACACTGGTAAAGGATTTTTTACTCACGAAGATAGACTAAACTTTTTTTTAAGAAACTATGGTGGGCGTAATGATTCTGGTCCTATTGATGTTTGGGTTATTGGCAACAATGAAAAAGGAGCACTTTGGTTAGCTAACAGAAGTGGTACTGAAAAAACTAAAGCAGAAGCACAAGCTTTAGTTAAAGCTGCTGATGACCATGCAAGAACAACTTGGGATAATGATAATCTTGAGGGTGAATCTGCAGATGAAAAAATTTTAAGATTAGGTGAAAAACCAGGTTTTAGAACTGTACCGTAAGAAATTAAAATGGCAAATTATACTGAATTAAGAGGACTTAGAGTCAAATATGTTTCTTCTAACCCATCTCCAGGAAAGACGGGAGAAGTTTGGTATAACACAACTGATAAAGCATTAAGAGCATTTGTAGGTAGAACTGCGTGGTCGGCTGGTGGTAATTTAATTACAGGTAGAAACGATTTAGCTGGATTTGGAATTCAAACAGCAACAGCTTGTTTTGGTGGAGTGGATGCCACAGCAGTAAGTAATGATACAGAAGAATATAATGGTTCAGGTTGGGCAGCTGGAGAAGATATGCCTTCTGCTGTTTATGAACACGCTGGTACAGGGACTTTAACAGCAGGATTATCTGTTGGAGGCACGTTACCAGGAGGAATAACAAACGTTACAAATGAATATGATGGCACTGATTGGTCAGCTGGAGGAGATTATCCTGCAGCAACAATTCGTCTACAAGCATGTGGAACACAAACCGCAGCCTTAGCAGCTGGAGGAGGTAGACCTACTATTTCTGCAGTTGTTTGTGAATATAATGGATCAGCATGGACAGCTAATCCTAGTCCATCAGGAGACTTACCTGCTGCTATTCAATATCATAGAATGACAGGAATATTAACATCTGCAGTTTCTTTTGGTGGAGGACCTTCAGGTCCTGTTACAGGAGCAACTGCAACTTACAATGGAACAACATGGACAGCACAAACTGCTACTCTTAATGATACAAGAAGTAGATTAGGAGGAGCTGGAGAAACTGATTCCTCATCAGTGGCGTTTGGAGGATTTGCTCCTAATGGAACAGTAAATACAGAATTATGGGATGGGTCTAGTTGGACTGAAGTATCAAATATGGGTACTGCACGATATGCTTTAGCAGGAACAGGAACAGCTACAAAAGCTTTAGGGTCAGGTGGTTATACTTCTGGTAGGTTAGCAGCAACAGAAGAATTTAACAACTCATTTCAAGTGGTTACAGCAGGAGCTTGGGCATCTGGTGGTAATTTACCAACTGCAACTAAAAGTCATGGTGGTGGTGGAACACAGACAGCAGGTATAGCATCTGGAGGTCAAGTTGTTCCAGGATCTATTGTTGGAGAAACTTACGAGTATGATGGATCTGCTTGGACAGACGCATCAGCAGATATGGGAAATAGTAAATTAGGTCGTGCATCATGTGGAACACAAACAGCTAATTTAGTAGCTGGAGGACAACCAGATACAGCGGCTGTTGAAGAATATAATGGAACATCATGGTCAGAACAAACTGATATACCTGAAGCTAGAGATGCAGCAGCCATGGCAGGCATTCAAACAGCTGCTATATTTACAGGTGGTGATTATCCTAATGGAAATAATAATGCTGAAACATTTGAATATGATGGTAGTTCATGGTCAGATGGAACAGATATTCCAACAGCAGTGAGAGCACATACTATGTTTGGAACACAATCAGCTGCAGTAGTTTGTGGTGGTTATACAACTACTCAAGTAGCTACAACTTATGAATGGGATGATAGCTCATGGACAACTGGTGGTAATATGTTAGTAGCTAGATATGCTGCAATGGGATGTGGAATTCAAACTGATGGTTTAATTGCAGGAGGAGATGCCTCTCCTCTTACAACTTCTACGGAAGGTTATGATGGATCAGTTTGGTCTACTAGACCTAGCCTAGCAGCAGCTAGACAATTGGGGGGAGAAGCATCTTCAGGACCTAGTAGTTTGACTATGGGTTGTGGTGGTGATTTAGCAAATGGATCAGGCACTACAGCCACTGAAGAATTTACTGGAGACACAGCGGTTGATACAGCATCAGCAATTGACTTTGATTAATAAATATATATATTAAAAAATGAAAGGATTTTTATGACAGATAAAAGAAATATAAAAGCGTTAATAGAAAAAGAAGCACCAAATCTTAATAATTTATTAGACCCAGAAGAGGTTAAAATATTTAAAGGTTTAACAGAAGAATTAAGAGACACTTGGACTAAAAAACAAATGTTTAGAACAGAAACGGAGATGCAGTTTTCTGTATTAAACGATGCAAAGTATCCAACTAAAGCTGCTAAATATTGGCAATGTGTTAGAGAACAAAACGTATTTTTAGAAAATTTAATGCAATTATCTTTTGATTATAGAAGAGCGGAGGTTAAACAGAAAAGATTAGAACAAAAATTAGAAAAGGAAGAAGACCCATTAAAAAAAGAACTATTACAAATAGACATAGATGAAAAAACATATCAAAAAGCAGGGATGCAATTAGTTGCTAGAGATAGAATGAGAGAAATAAAACTTTGGTCTAAATTTAAAAAACAATTTGATGATGGTTCTTTTGATAATAAAAATGTAAATACACACCAATTAAATTCTTATCATTTAATTATGAAAAATAAAGCGGAGACTTTAACGGAAGGCTCAAGCCAACCTGAAGTATTTAATGTATTAGGACAACTACAATCAATAGAAAGAATTAAAAAAGATTTGCAAATAGAAAATCAAAAGAAAGAGGATGTCAAACTTGAATTTGAAAAAAATTCGATTGCAAAACAAAAGTAAAAAACTTTTCTTTTTAGTGGCAATGCCGAGATCTGGTAATACTTTGTTTGCATCTATTATGAATCAAAACCCTAACATAGCATGCACTGCTAATTCTATTACTTTAGAAATATTTAAAAAATTATTTTTATTAAAAAATACAGATGTTTTTAAAAATTTTTCTGATCATAAATCATTAGATAATGTTATGGATGTTGTTTTTGATTGTTATTATCAAGATTGGAAACAAGAATATATAATAGATCGTGGTCCTGTTATGACACTTAATAATTTAAAATTAGTTAAAAAACATTTTGGAAGACCTTTTAAATGTATAATATTAGTTAGAGATTTATTAGATGTTTTAGCAAGTTATATAAAATGGTACACAGAAAACCCCAATGCTTTTCCAAATAAATATGGAAATACACACGAAGAAAAATTATCAAATATAATGCATAAAGAAGGTGCTATTGCAAAAGAACTTGAGGCAATTAAGAATGCATATAATTATCCAGATATGTGTTATTTTATTTCTTATAATAATTTAGTAAACAACACTCAAAGTGAAATTAATAAAATTTATAATTTTTTAGAAATACCTTACTATGACAATCATTATTATAAAAATTTAAAACAAATAAATTTAAATGGTATAAATTATGATGATAGTGTTGTAGGAGATAATATGCACAAAATTAGATCAACAATAAAAAAACAATATAATCCTTATATAGAGCAAATACCCAAAAGAATAAAAGAAAAATATGAGCACATTAAATTTTAATTATATATTTTTAGGTCAATCGGTTTTAACATATGAAGTTCCTTTATATGTTTATAATGTTTTAAATGATGTTTATGAAAAAAGACGAGACATATTACCAAAAGCAAACCCACAACTAGTTGGTAAAATTCAAAACGAACATTCATTATTTTTTAATGGTCCTCCAAATAACAAAATGCACTCTCACAATTATTTACCTGATGATGTAAGACAATGGTTTCATGTTGTTATGAAACATTATTTAGATTGGAATAAAGTTAAAGAATACAAAATGCATTTAAATTCTATATGGGTAAATGAAATGAAAGCTAATGAATATAATCCAGTTCACATACATCAAGGCACTTTGTACACAGGCTTATCTTCAGTTATGATTTTAAAATTACCAGAACATACTGGTGTTGAGTATTCAGCATCTGATAAACCTATGAATGGTTCTTTACAAATACTAGGTAATTCATCTGGTCAATTTGCTAATACAGACTATGGACCAGAGTTAAGAGAAAGAAGATTTTTTATTTTTCCATATGACGTAAGACATTGTGTTTATCCTTTTAACAACACAAATGATGTACGTAGAACACTAGCTTGTAATATGGATGTCGAATATAACCCAGTTAAAAACAGGAGTGCGTAATGGTGATAACAGAACCTAAATGGAAAAGTTGGATTGCTCGTACAACAGTGCCATTATTTACACCAGATCAGTGTAGACAAATTATTGAGTGTGGTAGAAGACAAAAACCTTTGCAAGCTAAAGTTGGTGTTAACAAACCTGAAGGCGGAGTCAATACTAAAAAAAGAGTAACTACAATTAGTTGGATACCTTTTGACGAAATGGCTCCTATGTATAATCAAGTTAATTCATTTATTCAAAAAACAAATAAAAATCATTTTGGTTTTGAAGATGTGCAAATAACAGAAAATGCACAATTTACAGAATACCCAGAGGGTGGTTTTTATGATTGGCATATGGATTGTGATGTAAGTATGGAACACGAACCACCTGTTAGAAAGATATCTATGACGTGTTTACTATCTCCTAAAGATCAATTTGATGGTGGTGATTTAGAAATAATGAGTCCGGGCAAACGAATAAAACTTGAACAAGGCCATGCAATTTGTTTTGCATCTTTTTTAAATCACAAAGTAGCGCCTGTAACAAGAGGTGTTAGACAATCTTTAGTAATGTGGTTTGGAGGTGAACCTTTTAAATGATAAAAGAATATTTTTTTCCAACTATTATATACGCAAAAGATTTAGAAAATGCTAAACAATTAAATAAATATTTAGAAGAGCATATTATTAATTGGAGCAAACAAGATAAAGGTCTTGATAAAACTAATGTAAATGGTTGGCATTCAAAAACAGACATGAATCATAGAAAAGAATATGAACCTATAATTCAAGAGTTATTTAAAATGCAACATGAAGTTATTGAAGAAGAACATTTAGACATAAAACCTAAACTTGGCAATATGTGGGCTAACATAAATTTACCTAATGGTTATAATAATGGTCATGCACATCCTAATTCATTATTTTCTGGAGTTTATTATGTAAAATCAAAACCTGATTCTGGTAGACTTCAAGTGATGGATCCAAGACCAGGAGTACAACTAGTTATGCCACCTAGAAAAAAAGGTCCAGTTCCTAGGCAACTATGGAGAGAGGCTTATTTTGAACCTGTTCCTGGTAGATTAATTATGTTTCCCTCATGGTTGTGGCACAAAGTAGAAATTAACAAGAGTAATGATATAAGAATATCAATATCATTTAATTTTATATTATGATTTTTAAAACACAAAAATATCAAGTTATTAAAAATGCTGTATCAAAAGAATTAGCTAATTTTATATTTAATTATTTTTTACTTAAACGTGATGCTGTGGCTTGGATGTATCAAAATAACATAACTTATGATACTGGATTACTTGGAACATGGTCAGATCATCAAGTTCCAAATACTTATTCTCACTACGCTGATCCTGTAATGGAAACATTGTTAATGAAGGTGCTTCCTGTTATGCAAAAAGAAATAGATCTTAAATTAGTACCAACATATTCATACGCAAGAATATACAAACACGGAGATGTATTACATAAACACAAAGATAGACCAAGTTGTGAAATATCTACTACTATTCATTTAGGTGGGGACAAATGGTCTATATTTGTAGAGGGCACAGAAGTCTTACTTGATGTTGGAGACATGCTAGTATATAGTGGATGTGAATTAGAGCATTGGAGAGAACCTTTAGAAGGTAATACTTGTGCTCAAGTATTTCTTCATTATAACCATGTAAATGGTCCTTTTGCTGAAAAAAATAGGTTTGACAAAAGGCCGATGTTAGGTATTCCTCCTATAAGGAATAAATAGTATTATGAGGTTGTATGTTACAAAAAGTAAAATTTGCACCTGGGTTCAATAAACAAGTTACATCAACAGGTGGTGAAAGCCAATGGGTTAATGGTGATAATGTTAGATTTAGATATGGTTCACCTGAAAAAATAGGTGGTTGGTCACAATTAGGATCTGTTGATATTACGGGACGTAGCACAGCAATTCATCACTTTGTTAATACATCAGGGATTAAGTATGCAGCTTTAGGAACAAACAGAATTTTGTATGTTTATTCTGGTGGTATATTTTATGACATACATCCAATCAAAGCTACAACAACTTTAACAAGTGCATTTAGTACAACCAATGGTTCATCAACTGTAACTTTAACTTTTTCATCAGCACACAACATAAATAAATTTGATATCATATTATTAGATAATTTTACCTCAATAACTAATTCTAATTTTAATTCAACAAACTTTGATGATAATAAATTTATGGTGCAATCCATACCAAGTTCAACAACTCTTACTATTGATGTTGATTCAAATGAAACTGGATCAGGTGCAACAACGTCAGGTGGTATTAGAGTTAAACATTACTATCCTGTTGGACCAGCAGTAGAAGTTGCATCTACTGGATTTGGACTGGGTCCTTGGAGTGGTTTTAAAACAGGTCAGTTTACATCAACATTATCATCATCAATAAATGCAAGTGTAACAAGTTTAACAATGGCGAGTTCATCTTCGTTTCCATCTTCGGGTACAGTGTTAATAGATAATGAATTAATTACTTATACGAGTAATAACAACAGTGGAACATTGTCAGGTTTAACAAGAGGTGCATCAGGCACAACAGCTGCATCACATTCATCAGGTGCAACAGTAACAGATGCATCAAACTTTTTTGCATGGAACGCTGCAGCTTCTGGAGACGTTGTAACAGCACCCGGACTTTGGTCTTTAGATAATTTTGGTAACAAATTAATTGCAACCATAAATGCTGGTGAAAGTTTTGAATGGGATTCAAATGGTTCTGTAACAACAAGAGCTAGTATTATAACAAATGCACCAACTGCATCTGCTTTTAGTATAGTGTCTACACCAGATAGACACTTAGTATTTTTTGGAACAGAAACAACCATTGGTACATCATCTACACAAGATCCTATGTTTATAAGATTTTCATCTCAAGAAGATATCAATACTTATACACCATCAGCAACTAATACTGCAGGCACACAAAGACTTGCAGATGGATCTAAAATAGTTGGAGCTATTAGAGGTCGAGACGCAATTTATATTTGGACTGATACCGCATTATTTATTATGCGTTTTGTTGGTCCACCATTTACTTTTTCATTTCAACAAGTTGGTACTAACTGTGGATTGATAGGACAGAACGCAGCTGTAGAAGTTGATGGTACAGCTTATTGGATGTCAGAGAATGGTTTTTTTAGATACACAGGTAAACTAGAATCACTACCATGTTTAGTTGAAGACCATGTATTTGATGACATTAACACAACACCTAAACAACATATTAACGCTGGACTAAATAATTTATTTGGTGAAGTAATATGGTTTTATCCTAACTCAGGATCTGGTGTTGTAAATAGAATGGTAGCTTACAATTATCTAGATTCAAGTCCCGAGCGACCAGTGTGGACCACGGGAACACTAGCTAGAACTGCGTGGCAAGATTCATCTGTGTTTGGTAAACCTCATGCAACTGAATACAATTCGGGCGCAGAAACACCAGATTCCGATGCAAATTATGTTTTTGGTAATCAAGATGGCACATCAACTTATTATGAACATGAAACAGGATTAAATCAAGTTAAAGAAGGTCAAACAACTGCAATTACCGCAAGCATTGAATCTGGTAGTTTTGATATTGGTCAACAAGGACTTTCTGGTGATGGTGAATTTATGATGAAAATAAGAAGAGTTATACCAGATTTTTTATCACAAACAGGTGATGCAAGAGTTACACTTAATTTAAAAGATTTTCCAAATCAAACAAAAGCTAGTTCTACATTAGGGCCATTTACAATTAGTAGTAGCTCAACCAAAATAGATACACGTGCTAGAGCTAGAGAAATATCTTTAAAAGTAGAAAATACTAGCACCAGTCAGTTTTGGAAACTTGGAACATTTAGATTAGACATACAACCAGACGGGAGAAGATAATGCCATTAAATGAAAAAGGTAAAAAAATAATGAAGTCTATGAAAAAACAATATGGTAAGAAAAAAGGTGAGCAAGTTTTTTACGCATCACTAAATAAAAAGAAAATTAAGGGAGTTAAAAAACGTGGCTAGAATAGTACAAGCATTAACACAACCGGCAGAAGAATACGATCAACAAATACAACAATCTTTTGTTAGAGATGTAGACAGTATTGTGCAAAAATTAAATAGCACCTATCAACAAGATTTAAAAGACGAATCAGAGGCGGAGGCTTTTTTCTTTGGCTAATTCATTCGTAAATAAGAAAGTAGATTTAACAACTACATCAGCTACAACACTATATACAGTGCCAACAGCAACGACTGCTATTGTAAAATCTATACTAGTGTCAGAAGACTCTGGTAATGCAGATACTATAACAGTGACTATTACAGATACTAGTTCAAATGTATTTAGTCTTTTTAAAACAAAGTCCATATCTGCCAATGGCACAACAGAATTATTATCAGCCCCTTTAGTATTAGAGGAAAGTGAGGTACTAAAAGTGACTGCAGCAACAGCTAATAGACTACATGTGGTCCTTTCGGCCCTACAATCTAAGCCTAGAGAGGTTACATCGTAGCTTGATTTATTAGAAAAAAAATAGTAAATTGATAAATTCAGGTGTAATTCCTGCCTTTTTAGTATAAATACAAAATTACATATATATGATAACAAGATCAAAAATGCCAAGACAGTTACGTAATAAAGGTGGGATCACAAATGCAGTCCCAAGAGAAAAGTATGGTCTTGGTAGTAAAATAAAAGAACGATTTAGAAAACTTATACCTAACGAACTTGCAAGTGTAGCTGTTAAAGCTGCACCTATTGTTTCAGTATTTAATCCTGGTGTAGGAGCATTGATGAGAGGTATAGGTAGATTTGATCAAAGAGGCAGTATCAGTGATGCACTAAAACAAGGTGTTGGAACTTTTGCATTTGGTGCAGGAGCAAGAGCTTTAGGTGGAGCAGATCCTTTCGGTGGTGGATTAAGAGGTGGTTTTACTTCTCCATTAAGTCCAGAAAGAACTCAAGCTGTTAGAGATTTACCAGGAAGATTATTTGATAAGCAAGTTACAGGCACAACAAAACCAGGTACAAGTGGAGGAACAACTATTGATCGAACTGTTGATACAGGATTAAAAGGACTTGTAAAAAAAACTATTAAAAAACTACCAGATGGAGTTGCAGCACAATTAGTAGCAGGTGGTCTTACAGCAGGTGCCTCTTTGTTAGCGAGTTATTTTCAAGGAGAGTTTGAAGAGCCACAACCTGGTGAAAGCATGGAAGAATACTTAGAGAGAAGAAGAGAGTATGTAGGAACACAGATGAGAGTTTACATGGATAATTATTTTGCAAATGACCCAGAATACATGAAACTAGATGATGCAGGTAGAGATGCCTTTGTTGCAAGGTATAATGTTAGAGAAGGTGGTATGCCAACAGGTATAATGAGAACAAATAAAGCTGGAGTTAAAGAGAGAGACTACAGAGATAAAGGTGGATTTGTGCCTGTAGGTATTAAAGAGAAAGCAGATGATGTGCCTGCTATGTTATCTAAAAATGAATTTGTATTTACAGCAGATGCTGTAAGAGGAGCAGGTAATGGTAGCATTGAAAGAGGAGCACAAAAGATGTATGATACCATGAAAAAACTAGAAAAGAGGGTTACGTAATGAGATTTAAAATGGAAATGGTAGATGGCAAAACCATTTTAACGGGAGCACCTGTTATAGGAAGAGCAGCTCAAGATCCAAAAATGAAAATGGCTTCAGCGCCAGATCCAATGGCTGAAACAAATGAACTATCTTTAATAATATATAAAAAACCATTAAATGAATTAACTGAGGATGAGTATGAAGATCTTCAAGAATATATAAGAGAAATAAATAGTATGGCTGATGGCGGTAGAGTATCAAAACAAACCGGCGGCATAACAGAAACAAGACAATTACCACCAGAGTTTATTGAAGCGGCACAGAAAACATTTTTAGCAGATCTTACAAGACAAGCAGGACTACCAACAGTTACGACTGCAACAACGCAACAACCTGGTGAAACTGCAGAACAGTTTGCAGCAAGACAAGCACAAGCACAACAGTTTCAAATTACAAAAGCTGGTATGGCAGATGTGTTACCACAAGTTGCACCAGAAACACAATTACAACAAGATGCTAGAGGTCTAGCTCCTGGTTTAGGTTCTTTTCAACCGTTTTTAACAAAAGCAGGTACAGCTGCGGATGCAGCAACTGATTTAACTGGAACGGGTGCAGGCACAGGTGTAGGGTCTATTGCTTCTTATCAATCGCCATATCAACAACAAGTCATTGATGCAACATTAACAGAATTTGATAGACAAGCTCAAATAAGAAAAAACCAACAAGCAGCAGCAACACTTGGCATACCGGGTGCATTTGGTGGTGGCCGTGAAGGTGTACAAAGAGCCGAGTTTGATGCGGCAAGCGACAGGAATCGAGCATCTTTACAAGCACAATTATTACAACAAGGTTTTGAAAGTGCAGCAGCAAGAAGACAACAAGATCTTGCTAATCAATTAAGTATATCACAACAACAAAGAGGTTTAGGTGCATCATCTCAAGATTTTACTAGAGCACAGATATCTGGTCTTGGTGCATTAGGTGCAGCACAACAAGCACAACAACAAGCAGTAATAGATGCAAGTAGACAAGCAGCACAATTAGCTATTGATGATCCAAGAAGAAGATTAGGATTATTAGGAACTGGTATCACATCTATAACGCCAGGTGCAGGTGGAGTAACATTAGCTGAAGCGCCAATGGCAGCAGCTCCTAGTCCACTAACACAAGCGTTAGGTTTTGGATTGATGGGTGCTGAT